GCAACTCATGTAATGGAATGTAGACTCATTAGAGAAGATGCTGTATTCTTGGGTTGTGGAGAGTACATTGAACAAGATACTTTTAATTTGGCCTTGTGGCCTGCTAAAATAGAATGAAATGAAGAAGATACTATTAATTATTCCAGTATTTTTACTCCTATTTGCTTGTACTAAAGGAGGTACTTTAAAAGAAGTAGATGAGGGTAACAATCCGAATATTGAAATATATGAATATTTCTACAAAGACGGAGCAAGTGTATTTGTTGCAAAATTTAAAGAATCTCCTGTTGTTACAACAACTTGGAATGAGAGGCAGGGAAAGCACTATGTTAAAAAACATTGTGTAACTATTTTTGAAAACGATAGTATTCAAGTAATTCTAAAGAAATGACACCAGAAATTAGTCAGGAATTTAAAGAAAAGTGTAAAGAACATGAAATTCCTCTTAGTGAGGGATTTTGTTTTGCTATGTTAATAGAATATAGGGACAAAGTTCCAGGACTGGAACAGTTTCTTCAAGAAAAAGAGTTCTGGCCTTATGATAAGTGGCAACCTTATCAAATCAATTTATGTAATACTAATGAGGATTTGAAGCCTCAACTTAAAGTACCTTTGTTTGGATTTAGTGAAGAAGGAGAGTATGATTCTTTTATTGTTTCTATCGTAGAACAAATTGGTTCTACAATTAAAGGAAAAGACACCTCTTATTCTTTGTTCACCAAAGAAGGAATTGAGAAGAATTCTTTTGCTGTAGTAAAAAATAGTATTAAAGACTTTGACCTGAATCGTTTAGTTAAGAGTGTAGTCCTTTATTATGGACAAACTATGATGGCTAAACAGTTAGGTAACTATCTTAGAAGTGAAGAGTGTTTAATTAACTACAAAACACTTCAAGTAGAAACTTATGGAAGACTTCTTAATCAGAGTTGAAGAGGGGAGAAAAGGACTAAATGAAGGTCTACTAACTGATCCTCTAATGTTTGCAGAAGCAATCAACAACATTCAGAAGAAAATGATCTATGTTGTTTTTGCGGCACCTAAAGCATTTAAGACTAAGTTTGTAGATTCTTTCTTTGTCCTTCATCCTTTTCTCAAGAATCCAGACAAAGACATTGAATGGGATTATTTTAGTTTTGAAATTGATAGGATTAACAAAGTAGCAGACTGGATTGCTTTCTTCTTTTGGACGGACTATAAAATAAAATATAGTTCAAATCATATTTTATTCAGAGGTATTCATAAAGTTAAAGAGGAACATCTTAAACTAATGGATGAGATTCTTGCAAAAAGAATTATTCCGTTGATGGGTAATTACAATGCTAAAGGAGAAAAAGTAAGTCAGGGTAAACTTAATTTTGTAGAAGATAGAGAGAATCCAACTGGAGTAAGAAACTATCTTTTGTCTAAAATTAAGTCTGAAGGAGAGATGGTCTATGAGGAATATGAAATGGAAGAAGAAGGTAAAAAAGTAAAGAAAAAAAGACTTACTGGATTCCATCATTCTAATCCAAAGAAGTATAGAATTGTGATAACGGATCATATTAGAAAATTAAAGCGTGAAAGAGGCTTTACAATGAAAGAAAATATGGATAAGTATTCTGATTACCAAGTCAGTTTACGAAATATTTTTGGATATACATTTGTAAACATTGTTCACTCTAACCGAGCAATATCTGATACTTCCAGAGTTTCTGTAAACGAAGGTAAATATTTAACTCCCCACTTAGATGATATAAAGGACTCTGGTAATATAGGAGAAGATTTGTCAGTAGCAATCTCCTTACTAAATCCTGAAGCATATAAAATTAGAAATCACTTTGACTACAATGTTGCTGAATGGCAAGGGATGTACAGAAGCCTTCATTTAATTGCTTCACGAGATACTGAAGCACCTAAGGATATGGCTTTGATTGGAGATGGGGCCAATAACTTTTTTAAAGCCTTACCTTCTCCTACTGACAGAGAAGCCCTACTCAACTTTAAAAAGATGTTTAGTGCATATAGAGCACTTCCTTTTGGAGAAGTATTTCAGGTATAACCTGAATATCAAGAATTTCTTAAAAAATTAAAAACGTTTAAATGAAACTAAAAGAATCAGTTACAGATAAAGACTTACAAGACTTAGGGTTTGAACGTATTGATAAAAGTGATGACCATGATTTTGTGTATGCTTATTATGATTGGGCTTTAAACTTGGGACACTCCAGAAGAGCACAATTCTATTATGTTCTTATTAAAGATCGTAATGTTAGTATTTATGCTTCAAATCCTGATGGTAGTGGAGCAAGTATTCCATTTCCTTCAATATTATGTAAAATTGTAAATATTCTTGATGCAGATGATACCATATCCTGAGAATAAACCATTGTCTTATGGAATGTATGAAGTTCAACTATCTGATAGTTCTATTACAATAGCAAAATGGAATGGCTGTGGGTGGACTAATTACTATTTTAATACATCTGTGATTAAATTTAATCCTCATCGAAAAGATAGTCCTGTTCAAATTTGGACATTTGATAAAGTAACTAAACAGTTTAGTAAAGTATGATACCATATACATGTGACTGCTTAGAGAAGTCACACAAGGATAAATATGTACCATCAAAATATCTACAAAGGTTTATCAGTCTGAACTCAGCATCTCTAATGCTTGAGCATAAACTATTTCCTTCGCACAATACATTAAAGGAAATAGCAGAGTCTATGTCTATGTTCTATGCTGTGGAGCAAAAGATAATGAAATGGGATGAGACTATTCAAAGAACTGACCCTAATGTAAATGTCGTAGTAGTAGGAGATGGTACAAAGCCAAGGACAGCAGCACTGTTTGCTTTAATGACTAAATGGAACTGTATCTCAATAGATCCTGCTTTTTCTCAATTAGAGTACCCTATTAAGAGACTATCTCTGTATAAAGACGTGATGGAAAATCTCAATTTTCACTTTGAGAATGAGACTACTATTATCATCTTGCCTCATAGTCATGCTCCTATACAAAAAACATGGAACAATATTAAAAGCACAAGAAAGTGGTTGGTAAAGATGGAATGTTGTACTCACGACAAACTTGATATACCAGCCTATTTTTACAAAGACAAGTATGCTATTACACCAGCAAATGAGGTGTATATTTGGAACAATTATTTAAATAAATAAAAGAAACATGGCAAATCTTATTGCTCTTGTAGCAGCAAGTGGTACAGGAAAGACCACTTCATTATTTCCTAATGAACAAATTGGAATCAAGGGTCTTAATCCTAAAGAAACCGTTTACATTAATGTTGCAAACAAACCTCTTCCTGTAAGAGGTGCTTTTAAACTTTACTCTCCAGATACTCATGTAAAAGACGGAGGTAATTATTTAGAAAGTTCTGATATTGAAACCATTCGTAAAGCAATTCAATTTATTAGTGCAAGTCGTCCAGATATTAAGAATATCATCATTGATGATGCTGGTTACCTGATGGGTTTTGATGTAATGAAACGTAGTAAAGAGAAAGGCTTTGAAAAATGGACTGAGTTAGCAGGTTCTATGTTTTCACTACTTAATGATACTCGTACTGTACGTCGTGATGTCAACATCATTTTTATCTTCCATCAAGAAGAAGGAAAAGATGGTAACCTCAAAATTAAGACTGCTGGTCAGTTACTTGATAACACCATATATCTTGATGGGCTGTTTACATTTATCTTTTATTCTGTAGTTCAAAAGGATTTCAAAACGGGTAGAATCGAGTACAAATTTCGTACAAAAAGTGATGGTATGAGTACTTGCAAAACTCCTGTAGGATGTTTTGACGATGAGTATATTCCTAATGATATGGGATATGTAATAGATAAGATCAATGACTATTATAACGGGTAAACTAATTGCTAAAATTACTAAAGGATGATAAGGTATGAGTTTAGAGTAGAACTCTATTTCTCTACAAGATGTAGTGGAAATGGATGGACAGAATGTATTAAAGAGTTTGATACTAAAGAACAACTTTTAATGTGGATGTTAGACTGGCAAAAGCCAGATCATAGTGCAGATATTCAAGCATGGATAGATGAACAAGAAGGAGGTTGTCCTATAATGTCATATCGCATTCCTAAAGGTTTTGAAATTATTAATACTGAAAACCAAATTTGCTAAGATGAGAAAATTCAGAATTCACTTTACCATTAATGATACAGAAGATTACTTTATTGTTTCTGGTGATACTTTAGAAGAAGTTAGAGAGAAAGTTGCAAAAGAAACTCTGAATCGTAGTTTATCTCCAGATAAAAATAATATGTGGAGTGAAGAAATAGTTTGTTATGAATTTTAAATTATCCTAAATGTATCTATGCAGATGTAATAACTGTGACGAAATATGGGAAGACATGAATCCTTCATGTAATTCATTTGAGATTGACCCTGACAAATTAAATGAGATACCTCTTCCCTTAGAATTATTTGAAGATGATGGAGATCATTTTTGGGGATGCCCAATCTGTGAAACAGATGATTATTTATCAGACATTAATAACCAAGACCTTTATGACGGACTTACTTAAAGACATTCTTGATACCCTTAATTCTCTTCCTAATCGTAAAGTAGTAGGTAAAGACTGGACTACTTATGACTTGGCTAAAAGAGTAGAATATGAAATAGAGAAAGATATTATACCTTCTCCTTTTAAGAAAGTAAATGTAACTATTATATGCAAGGACGATGATGTAGAATGGATTCAGAGTGAACTACTTGACCTCCAACTTGGAGTATACTCTCTTGGAACAAGAGTATCAGGACTAACTCAAAGAGATTACAATGAAGTTATGCTAATGGTACCAGAAGATGTAATGAACGATTACTTAAAA